GAGCGTGCCAACCGTCACCCACGCGGAGTTGGCGGCATTACGGACCTTGAGCAGGCCGGTGTTGCTATCCGCCCACCACTGAAAGGCGTAGGTGGTGCTGGGTTCGCTGGTGCCGCTGTTGTTGGTCGCAACTGCACTCAGCGCATTGTTCAGGTCTGAGCGGAAACTCGCGCCCGACTGGTTGGCAATGATGTAATCGTGCTGCGCCAAGGCTTAGACCTCCCTGCCGTAACCCACGGCCACATAGGTGAAGGAGCGGGACACGGCAGTGCCGGCACTGTTCTTAAATGTTACTTGGAAACCCGTTCTAGTGATACTGGCAAGTTCCAAAAAGTCACCTGTCGCCAAGTTGGACGGACTGATCGCCACTGCTGGCGCTTGGTAAAAGGCATTGGCAAACGTAGCGGTGTAGGTGCCAGCGCCGCTGCTGAGGCTGGCGGATTGCTCCGTGTGCTGCTGTAGTTCCATCACGGCGCCCAGCTCGTCGATCACGATGTTGACGCTGGTATCGGTCGAGGTGGCCAAGGTTTTGAACTGGAAGCCGCGACCACGCTGCACGCCGTTGACCAGCTCATTCCAGTTGCCCCAGGTCGGAGTGCCGCTGGGGTTGTCGTCAGTGCTGCGGACATAGAGCTTGGCATCCACCTTGTCGAGGTTGTCCTCATCAATGGATGCCCACAGGTCGATGTCCTCAAACTTGTCATCCCAGAGCGCAGAAGGCAGGTAGGGGCGGGTGACAAAACGGCGTTGCAGGTTCACGTCGTAGCGGGCACCCATGTCAAAGGTGCTGCCAAACTCGTATTCGCCCTCGGCCACCACACCGCCGACACCATCAATCGACGGCAAAGCGTCCCAGTCACCATCAACCGCCATGTCGTCCACGGCGTCACCAGCGTCGAGGATCAGACCATCCAGCTCGCTGGAATAGAACATGTTTGTGGCGTTGCCTTGGAACGGTGGCGTGGTGGTGTCCTCGGAATAGGTGGTGACGGATAGCCGTGGAAACACCGCCGGCAGATCGACCACAACAGTCGCGGCGTTCACCGAGCGGTTGTCGTCAACGTCTGCAAACTTCAGCAGATAGGTGCCCTCCAGTAGTGCCACGCGGCGTTCGGTGGAGTTGCCGGATACGGCGTCCACAATGCTTTGCGACTCCTCCCACACCGCACCAGACAGCACACTGGAGTGACGAATCAGCACGTTGCCGCCCAGCACCACGTCGAGATCAGTGCTCAAGTTCCAGCGCAGCAGAGCGGTGCCGTCATCGGCGGGCAGGATCGTTAGGCCGGTGACATCAGCAGGTGGTATTGACCTGCCCGAGGAGGACAGCGTGAGCTTGCTGACGCCGGTTTGCAGCAGCGCGGCATTGAGGGTCCAGACCTCAATTTCGTAGATCGCCACACGGGCGTCGAGGATTTCGTAGCTGGTGCCCTTGGCAACGATCTGCTCAGTCCAGTTGTCGTCATCAGCGCGGTAACGGACTTTGTAACCGCTGGATCCGGTGACGCTTTCCCAGTTCAGGACGATCTTGACGCGAGCCTGACCGTTCAGGTTGTAAAGCTGCAGCGTATGGGTGAGGTTTGACGGACCCGGATACCTGACGTTCAGATCAGTAATATCGCGGACTTGCAGTTCTTCGCCGTCTTCGACGTAGGCATATTTGCTGCTGTTGTAGGCCAACGCCGTGACGCCAAACGTGCCATCGCCGCCATCGGTGACAGCAAGGACGCGCCAGGTGCTGGTTTGAATTGCGGTGTTCTGGGCAATCCAAATGCTGTTGGCTGCAGGTGCCTCGCTGAACGCCGGATCGACGGTGATGGTGCCGTTGGAGACTGCGGTGATGGGGCGTGACTCCATCCGACCATCGGGCAGGATCACGGCCAGCGTTGGCGTGCTGGTGGTGGGGATGCTGCTGGCGCTGGCGTTATCCACCGTGACGGTGGTGATTGTTGCGCTGCTGATGCGTCCACCACGGCGGCTCCCAGCTCGCATCGGATCGGCCACTTCAATGATTTGCCCTGGGCGGCAGATCGTGCCAGCGTCAATCGAGGTGGCAAATGTGATCGTCTCGGCTTCGTACTGGTTGCTGTAGATCAGCCACTTGGCTAGGCGACGTGCTTGACCGCGTGAGGTGCAGGCAAATGCCGTGATCTCTGTGCTGTTGAAACCGTACTTGGCGATCAGGTCTACATCTTCAACAATCTCAAATGCGGTGTCGCGGGTGCCCATGTCGAAGTAGGACACCGTGACGCTGTTGAAGCGGGTGCTTACGTCTGAGGTGCTGTAACCGAACTCGCCGTTGATGACGTTGCTTTGGTTGAACTGGTATGTCGCATCTTGCGGACTGTCCTGCGCGATCGTCAGCGCACCAGTGTTCCAGAACGGCATAGATCGGAACACCGAACACAGCTCATTGATGAGGTTGTATGCCTGATCCAGCGTCTGGATGTTGACGTTGCATTGGAAGCGGGGTTCCTGCCCGCCAAAGCCGTCATCGACTAATTCGTTGGCGTAGATGGAAGCCTGATAAAAGCTCCATTTGTCGATTTGTGCGGCGTCAATATGCTGGCCAAATCCCCAGCGCGTGTTGGTGAGCAGGGCATACAGGCACCAAGCGGGGTCGGCACACCATTGAGCAGCGCCAAAGGTTCCGTTCCAGACACCGGCATAGGTGACGCGCCCCGTGGCAATGTCAACTGTGGCGTTGCTGGGAAGCTGGATCTTGAGGCCGCGAATCCGATATGAACGGCTCGGGATGCTGCTGAACTGTTCAGCAGAAATGCGGATGGCGGTGTAGGCGCTATTCGGGTAGCGCATCTTCCGCGAAACGATCTGCGTATAACTTGCCCAGTTGAAAAGGTTGGCCAGTTTGCTGCTGGTGCTGTCATTAGTAACGCGCACCACGCGAACATCAATCGGAAAAACGCGGCCTACCAAGCTGATTTCATAGTCGCGCTGGAATAAATCGCCCGTGCGTCCTGAAATCTTGTCATCTATGACCGTGGCAAACGCACCACCGTTCTCAGCTATTTGAATCTGCAGTTGAACAGATGTGCCAATAATGTCGCCAGAATCTGTAAATTGTTGAAGCGCGGGCAGCGAAATTGTGACGCGGACTGTATCGGTATCCGTGTCGGTAATTGTGCGCGTAATTGGCGTATCTTTTTGAACTTCTACGCCAACGGAAACCTCGGTTTCAACGCGATCAAAACCTGTTACCGGATCCTGATCGTTGGTGCCGTAGCGGTTGCTGATTTGGAAATCGGTGAAGTTATAGTCCGTGTCCTTAATGTCAGTGACATCGGCTGACTCCCGCAGGATTGGGGTGTCATTAGCGAAGACATCTTTAAGCAGCGCCTTGTTCCAGTTGGCGCTATCGCGTGCGTAGCCAGCTTTTGATGGTGTCGCAAAACCTTCAATCTCACCTTCACAAAGAAGGTCGATGATATTTGCGTAGGCTGTTGAGTCGAGGCTGTCTTTGGCTTCTGTTGGCGTGTTGACAGAAGCGCCACCGCCGCCTCCGCCGCCGCCGCCCTTGCCGCCACCGCCACCGCCGCCACCGCCGCCACCACCTGCGCCTGCGATGTAAGCCATCAGACCTTCACCTGTGCAACATCAATACCGGCACTTACGGTAATTGAACCGCAAATAACCTCGCCAAAAATGATGGGAACTGGTACACCTTGACGGCTTGTATTTTGCACGCCATTGAAGCTGTAACTTTCGCGGGGATCGGATCCGCCGCCGCTGGCGCCGCCAACGGAATTAACAGATGCGGTCGAGGGTGTTGGGGCAATCATCTGCGCGACGCCGCCAAGCACCAATGCGGCGCCAACTGCACTAAATGCAACACCAATGCTGGTCAATGCAGCAGCCGTCCCAGCAGTGCCAGCTAATGCTCCAGTGGCGCCCACAGAAATTAAACCTTGTGTTCCAAATAAACCGGCACCCGGAAAAATAAAAGATGCGGCAATCAAACCAACGCCGATAAGAATTTGACCCGTGCTGCCACCCGCACCACCAACCACGGGCACGATCTTGATCACTTGCTGACCGGCTGGGTTATGGATCTCATCCAGCGTTAACGACCAGTCACCCACCAGCACCTTGTAGTGCTGATCCGCCATGTGTTGTTCCAAGCCGGGAAAGTTGGCCAGCAGGAAGCGGACTGCCTCGGCGGCATTGCTGACGGCTGCCTGAAAGCTGCGTTGGCCGACGAACTTGGCAAGCTTGCCGTAGAGCCTAATCTCTTGAAGCATGGCGCAGCCTCCTCCCTGTGCATTGTAAAAGCCATTCCCCGTACAAGTCACGACTTGAGAGCCGTCCCCTGAGGTGATGCAGGATCATTTGATTGCCGATGTAGACGCCGACGTGGTTGAGCCCGCGATCAGCAATCGACATCAGCACAGCATCGCCCACCTGCAACTCCTCATCAGCACGCAACTCGCGGAAGCCAGCTTCCACCCAGCAGTCATCAAACATCGGCGCCTGTACAAATTCCAATGGACTCAGCGGGCGTTCCCAGTCCTTCAGTTCCAGACCCCACTCCTCCTTGTACCAGTCGCGTACCAAGGTCCAGCAATCCGTGATTGACCACACCCATTGCCGTCCGATCAGTGGTGCCTTATAGCCCGATGGCTTGCATTCGCCCCAGCTCTCCAGTTGTGCGTTGACGATGTACCAGGGCAGACCGGACTTCTCGCACGCCACCAAATCGGCTTGGCTAGGTGTCGGCGGCATCAGTACATGGCTGTGAACCACTGCCGTGATCTCGCCCTTGTCCTCAGCGGCTGCCCAGTCCTCAGGGTCCAGCACGAAGAAGTCTTCGGCATTGGCGAGGTTCTTGCACGGCCAGTAACGTTCGCGGCCTTTGATGACCACCAGCAGACCGCAGGCTTCTTTCGGTAGGCAAGCCTTGGCGTGCTCCAGTGCAGCGGCGCGGGATGTTTTGTTCATGTCTTGATGGTGCCAACGCCGGGGAACGAACCGAAGGGCAAGATGCCGTCAGGCCGAATCACATAACGATCATCAACGCGGAACTGATAGCTCTGCGATGTAAAAGTTGCTGGCGTGTAGAACGTTGCCGTGAAGTTGGTGTTTTGCACTGCACTTGTTTCGCTCGTAAGTTCAACAAACTTGTTAGTGCTAATTCCGACAACTTCGGTGCCAGTCGGGATGCCGCTCCCTGTTACTGGATTGCCTGCTGCAATGCTGCTGGTGTCGGACATATAAAGGCGAGGCTTCCCGCCGACAACTTTGTACTGCACAGTCTTTGTGACTGGCGATGTCAAGTAGTTGCTGTTGCTGGCGATGCTTAGCGTAAGCGTGGTACCAGAAATGCTTTTAATGGTCGTGCCCGTGGGAACTCCGGTGCCGGTAATGGTCATTCCAGCAGCTAAACCAGTCACGCTGGCGACTGTCATCTGAGTGCCCTTGGCGGTCAACGTGCCATTGCGTGTGATCAGGGTTGTTGCCGTGGCATTGGCGGACAGGGTGAGCTGGGTATCTGCCTTCGCCGTGACCGTTGTACCAGTAGGAATACCTAGTCCCTTGATCGGATCGCCAATGCGGATCCTGTTTAGTTCTTCCGTCGTCAAATTTGTCAAAAGGTTGCTGCCGCTGGTGACATCACCGTGAACATCAACGGCGCCAAAGCGCAGGATGCAACTGCTCAATCGTTTGCCGCATACATCAGTTGCCAAGGTCGTAGCGGGTTCATCAGCAGCGGTCCAGAACGGTCCGATCTGCGTTGGGTCGTAACCACAGCCGACAGCACTGCGGTAGGTCCACTGGCAGACGTTGTTAATGCACAGGCGGCGGGGTGCCTTGACGTGCTGCAGGTCAAATGCAGCGGCGCACTCAAACTCGACGACGTTGCGGTTTTCGGCTGATTTGCGGGCGATGTAGTAAACGTCTCGCGGAAATTCAGCGGTAGGATCAACGGCACCACTGGGGTTCACACCGCCTTCAAAGTTCACGTTGTCGAGGTAACGCGCCAGCGTGCGGATGCGTGTCAGCTTGGCACCGATCAGATCGTTGTTAGGCGTCTCTTCGTTGACGATCAACAGCAGGGCGCTGATGGTGTTGGCAAGGTTGCTGATCGACAGCTTCGGGCGCGGTAGTTGACCCTGACCGTTCCACTCAAAACCTTCGACCTGTACTGGGTAACGAAGGTAGCTGTTGCCATTCCAGATCACATCGCCTGGCGTGTTCAGTGCATTGGCGCCAGCGTGGAAGCGATACACATCAGTGGCACCATGCAGGGTGGCGTCAAGCTGCAGTTCAAACAGCTCAATAATTGACGACAGCGCAGCACCTTGGAGATCCTGCGAGACGGCCATGATTGCCGCCCATGTCACCGTGCCGTCTACAACAAAGCCGACCTTGTTGGACTGGGTGCCGTCAAGCGTCTGCGTCGTGTAAATAACCGTTGGCCATGTCGGCTCGGTTGCGGCGGACGTACCAGCCACAATGCACTTGAACACCAAGCCGGTGCCGGGCAGGCTGCTAGCGCGGACAATATCGCCAACGCTGTAGGCAGTTGAGCTGGCCCAGGCTGAATACGCCATCAGGGTTCAAATACTTGTTGGAAGGTGGCCGTGATGGTGGCCCGGTTTTTGTACGGCAGCGATTTGCTCCACTCGGCGCAAACCCACTTGTAGGAGGTGGAGTCGTCGAGGGGGGTCCAGTCGAAGCTGGCGTTGTCGGCGGCCCGGTCGTTGAGGAAGGTTTCGATGGTGTCCGCGTCGGTTTCGGAGACTTCCCAGGTCAGGCTCCAGCTCTTGGGGTTCTGATTTATTCCGTACGTCAGTCTTTGTTGGTAACCGTCGCCGAATTGGACCGTGCGGACGTTGGGACGGTTGCTTTTCTGAGCACCGTAAGTGGGGGTGATGGCGGGGAAGGTGGCCATTAGGCGAGCAAGCCTCCGGGACGTTTTTGTTTGATGAGTTCTTGCTGGACCGCGATGCCGATGACCTTGCCGAGTTGGTTGGCTTGGCCGGGATCGCCTCCCACATTAGAGCCGCCGGCATCGACGTTCACGACAATGTTTGCGCCCCCCATGCCCATCGCGTCGTTGGGGTAGATGCTGCCACTGGTGCGCGGCATGAACAGTTCGGGGCCGCGTTCGCCGACGAGGTAAGGGGTTCCAGCAGATACGGGACCACCATTGGCCCTGTAACCGGCAAAACCAAGTGCCGCGGCGTTTTGTGCAACGGATGCAGCTGATGCAGCCTTGTTAGCTGCAGCGGCTGCGGGATTCAAGAAACTCAAACCTATGTTTAAAATTTGCATCTGGATTTGAGCTGCAATCATGCGAGCAGCCATATCCAAGAAATGGTCAGCTGTTCGTTGGAACAGATTGGCCAAGGCTTCCTGAGCACTCATGCTGCCGTTTATAAGACCTTTGAAGGATTCACCAAAAGCGTTACCTAAAGTTTCCGCCAGGCCGATTAGCTGATTTACAGGATCCATCATTTTGTTTAATTCGGCTTGAACTTCAGTAATTGCATCTTTAAGACGCTTTTGAGGACTCTGAGCTTTTTCTGCTTCTGCAGTAGCAGCCGCGGAGCCTTCTAGCAGTAGACGCCTCTTCTCTTTAAGTTTATTAACTTCGTCTTGCAGTGCTTTGTTACCTACGGCACGCGCTTCAAGTTCAAGTATAACTTGATCAAGAATTGCGAGTCTTTCGGCTTTAATTATATTTATTTTTGCTAATTCTTGCGCGAGTTCCGGGTTAATACCTTGTGCAATAAGTTTGCTATACTCTTCTTGTACTTTATATTGATCTCGCTGTTCTTTTACCATTGAGCTAAAAGTCTGCAGTGCAGAATTGGCTTCTTCTTGGATACGAGCACTTAACTCCAGTTGGAGTTTATCTAGTTGTACAGTTCTGTCTTTAATATCAAGTCTTTTTTCTAGCACGCGAATTTGCTTAAGCAGGGCATTGTATTCAGCAGTAACAGCTTGAGTGTTTACGCCGACTGTAGGTAACGCGCCAAGACCCGGTATCCGTTTTGGTGTCTGCCTTTGAATAACGGTTATCTCTGCTTGAATCCTTTCGAATATACTGATAGCATCGGTTAATTCGTCCAGTAGATTTTTAATCTCTGGAGTTGGTTGATTAGTTACTGTTTGTATATCTGCAAGACTTACGCGAGCTTGACGTGCGCTCTGGGCAGCTTGGTACTTAAGTACCTGTAGCTGCCTGTCGTACACCTGCCTGGATACAGCATCATTTTGACGATTTATTTTTTCGTTTATGTTTGCAATTTTGCGTTGGTTGTCGATGTTTAGACGAGCGATACGTATTTCTGTGTCTTCTTTAAATCGGGCAGCCTGAATTTGAAGATCCAGGATGCTAAGTAGGCGTTGCCGTTCCGCGTCTGCAGCTTCTTGGTCAATCTTTTTACGCCCAATGTCGTACTCATCAAGAGCAGCGCGTACATTCTCTACTGCTTCTTTTGTCGGATCCAGGGCGACTTCACCGGCGCCTGTAATACGGCGACGTTGAGCAGCGTTCTCTAGTTCTTGTATGCGAATTTGACCTTCTTTACGAGCAAGTTCAGCAGCTTTTCCTAGTCGCTGCCTATCAAGATCTTCCGCTTTACGGCTAATTTCCCGGTTTAGATCTTCTTGAACACGGGCAGTTTCACGCACCATGTCTCTGTGATCCAGCTCGTAGTCACGGCGTTTGTACGCAATTTCTCTGTTTTGATTTGTGATCTCTTGATACAGAGAAGTTGCTTTCTCACTTAAAAATTGCGCGTTTTCCGCTGCATATTTTCTACGTGTTTCGCCGATAAGTCTTTCTATTCTGATGCCTACGGAAGGCAGGTTCATTGGATTGGGATTTTCTCTCCGTATACGCTGTTCTTCTTTTTGAAGTTCAACGGCATTTTTCCTTAACTGCAGCCTAATAGCTAACGACTTTTGGTCCGCCTCAGAGTATCTAATACTGCCGGCTGCATAACGGGCAGAAAGTGCCGCCAAGTCGGCAAGTTTTTTCTCTGCGTCTATCTGTTTATCTAAGGTAGCAAGAATGTCTTGTACTTCTTGACTTTGTTCAACAAAAAATTTATTAGATGCTTCAATAGCAGTTCCCAAACCTGGAATAGCCTTTAATAAAGCACCCACACCCGTAATTATAAAGTTAATTACCCCAAATATGGTTTGAACAGCGCGTAGAATTAGAGCTAAAGCTGCTGCGAAAGGTGCTGCAATAATTCCTAGGGTAACTCCAACAGCTTTAACTACGCCATCCCAGGCGCTCTGTAGTCCTGTTACAGCTGCTGTTATACCCTCCGTGGCCCCTCCAACATCACCTGTAACCATTGCAATTTGATTTTGAACTGCGGCATTGGCCTCCGCATACTTACCAAGTTCTTTATACTTATTTACTGTATTTTCAAGGTCTGCATTAAATTGCAGACCTGTTTGTCGTACAGCGCTAAAACTATCTCCGGCTGTAGCAATGGCTTGACCAAGCTTTTGCGCTCCAACAATCGCTTGGTCGAGTGCTTGACCCAAAGCACCGCCAAGAATTTGGCCTCCGAAACCGCTACCGAAAAAAGAACCCGCGATGCTACCCGCTACAGCACCAGGGCCGCCTCCAAACAACAGAGGAAAACCGGCGCCTAGTGCCAAGTTCTCGGCAAAACGTCCTGCTGCTCCACCCCCCACTGGTTTGCGGATTTTGGCTGGGCCTGCCATAGGTGGCGATACGGTGCCGCCAGGAGTAATCAGTCGGCCACTTAACTGATTTATATTTGTTTGTACTGCTTCGGGAGTATCTTGAAGTAGTTGTCTTTGTCGAGCTAATTCAGTATTTACTTCTCTAAGACGACCAGCTAATTTTGTATAGTCATCGCTACCGTGTAGAACTTGGTTTAGTACATCCCCTAAAACGTTGCCGTAAGCTTGCAATGCGTTTGTAGTTTGAGCAGGTTTGAACTTAAGTAGATCTTCAAGAGATGTAAACGCACCGAAGGAAGGTCCTTCGCCTTCCATACCCATTAACTGGAGCGCTTTTGCTGTGCGTGCAGCTTCAGCGTTGAACTGCTTGAGATCCTTAAAAAGAGATGTGAAATCCGCTTTTGTCGCGGCATCCGTGAAAATGTTGAAGGCCGCGGAACCGGTTTTTACAGCAGAAGCAAGTTCTCTGAAACGATCAGCTTGTCTTTTAAGACCCTGGGAAGACTGATCAATACGTGCAGTGCTATTTGTGTACGCGGTAGCAAAATCGACCGCTTCTTTTTTTAAAGTTCTGTATCTATTTGCTAAAGTTTCAAGGGATTTACTTGTACCGCCGCCAGCAATTTCGCTAAAAAGTTGTTGTTTTGATAGTGATTTAGATATATTTTGAATTTCCAGCAGCTGACCACGTAGCTCACGCAGCGCCCGCGCCTTAACCTCGACGTTTACGCCTACGTAGTATTCGGCCACGCTGTGCGCCCTGGGACTAGGTCTATTTTACGTGATTTATCGGGTAGGTAACTTACGACCAGCCTTAGCAGCCTCCATGGCACGCTGCTCCTGCTCGTTTTTGAGGTCGTAGAACGCAGCCCACCCGATAAGTTCTTCCATGGAAATAGAGGCGCACAGCTCTGTCAGTGTTTTTCCTAACTCCTTGGCTAGGAAAAACAGGAAATACCAGTCGCCGTCAGCTTTTGATAGCTGCCTTAGCTTCCTCCAGTTTCTGGTCGGTGCCTGAAGTCAGCATTGCCAGCTGGATTTCTTGGAGGATGCTGGCTTCGACTTCGCGGCGGAGGGCGGCGCGATCGCCGTCTTGGAACAGGCGCTTGCCGTCTTTGTCGAGGGCTTTTTCCAGCATCAGACTCAGCGCAAAATCGCCCGCGTCATCGCCGCTTGATTTTTTCTGGATGGACTCGCGTTCGGCGATAGTCAGAGGGTGCCAGTAGATCTCCAGCAGGATCTCGTCACCGGACTTGACTTCGTGCTTGTACAGCTGGCTGACTCCGAACTTGTTACGGAGCAGTTCAACGGCTCGCATTGGAAAAATGCAGGTTGTTCAATAATACACTAGGCGTTAGCTGTGAATTGGCAAGAGATCAGGCCAACAAAGTGCGAACGATCCTCAATGTCCAACGGTGTGGGGCCCACAATGTCTAATACACGAGGGTCACATGTAAAAGTGTCCACGTACCCAGAAGCGTTTACGGATGTAAGGCCGTCTATGACCGCTTCGCTGATGGCAGCCAAAGTAGCTGTACCAGCAGCTTTTGGCACATACACATTGGAGGTTATGACACCAGTGTAAAAATCGGCTGCGGCTCCCATATTTTGAAGCGTAGAGCGGTTGAAATTTACTGATATAGATACGTATTTGGTTGTTTTTCCCGGTGTTGTAAACGGCGTGTTGTCATAAAGCATTGTTACCGTGTTATCCACGGCTGCAACGGCGTCTGTAACGGCTTTTTCGAAGGCTGCTCGAACGTCTACAAGGCTCATGGCTGGAAGTATTTAACGCTCGATGGTGAATCGGCACTACCACGATAACTGCCTGCAATACGGATGCCAGGGCGCTTGTCTCCGAATACGAAATCAATAACACCCTTCACATCACCTTGAATGTAAGTGGTGAGACGGCTTCCATGGTTTTCAACATCACGTAAAAGTGCGTAGCGCGCATACTCTGCAGTATTTCCTATAAAAATAGAGTCTGTAATTTTAAAGGTAGGTGTGCTAAATCTAGGGGCTACCACTGGTTGTAGTTGTTTTGCGGCAGCGCGACCTGCTCCACCGCCTCCGGCTTTGAAATACGCGCGTGTTTTGTCTTTCTTTAACTGGTTCCACGGGCTAAATTTTTCTACTTTATCTCGTGGGGCAGGGCGACTTAATGAGGCTTTCCAGCTGGAAGCAAAAAAGCCTGTGTATTGCGGACTGTAGGTGGGTAGATCTTGCATAATTATGCTCACAAGATCGTTCAACTGCTCGTTAAGCAGTGCTGTTAAATCAACGTCTACTTGATCCAGAGTGCGTTTACGTGCCATTAGAAGCGCACCAGCAGGATGAAGAGGTAGGTTTGGCCGCCGCGATAGGTGCGGATGTCGGTGATTTGGGCGGTGCGGCTGGAGCCGGCGTAGGTGAAACTAACTTCGTCGCCGAGGGTGGGTTGGTTGTTGCCGATTAGGTCGGGGGTTATGTAGAGCTTGGCTTGGCGTTGTTCGCGGCCTTCCTCTTCTTCGGAGACCACAAATTCGATGGGAATTTTGATGTTGGAGTAAGTGGTGTTGGTTGTGGTTAGTGCGCCAGTGCTGGTGTTGTAGGTGGGGGTGGCTTTGCGGGTGTAGGTGACGACGGTGTCGAGGGACGTGCCGAGTTCGGCGACGACGTCTTTAGCGACGGACTTGAACAGGGAGTCGAGTGCGCCAGCCATGTCAGCCTCGGTATAAACGAATGGCGTAGTTAGCGGCGCCGCCCATGCAGTAGGGGCCTAGGTAGGTCTGGAGCCAGGGGTAGACGTCGAAGACGTTGTTGATGACGCCGCTGGTTTGCGAGGTTTTGTTGTATTTGACTTGGAGGTCGCCCAGTTTGACCTCGTCGT